GAACAGTTCAATTACAGAGTAGAGCTTGCGGCTGCTGCTATGCCTATTATTGAAAGATACCAAGGCAAGAAAGTAACAAAGCATATCACAACCGCACTGGATAAAGAACTTTCCAAGATATTGCCTGAAGAGAAATTCAAAGGCACATATTTAGGGGGCGGCTTTGCTCATCATAATCCAAAGGATACCATAAGATTCCAAGGCACTGGCCTGAAGGGCGAGGAGTGCGGTAGGGAGCTGCATGGCTGGGGCAATTACTTTGAGATTCATTTGGCTGATATAAAATATGGAGATAAAGAAGCTTTTGTAGATGAAGATGTAAAAAATTTCAGATGGAACAAGAGATACACAGACTACAAATTAATACACAAAATAAGAAACGAGTATTTTGCTGCGTTAGAGGACTGCGAAACAATAGTCAAAGAGAACAACGAAACATACAAAAAAGTACAAGAGATGTACCGCAAACTACAAAGAAATCACGAGGCAAATCAGTACGCCTTTAGATAGGACACCGCAAACCCTAGCCGGGAGGGTAAACCCGGCAAAGATTTTTTTTAGTAAATTAAACACGTTTAAACAAGATAAGGACAAATAACATGAAAAATTTTGACGATAATAAAACATATTGGAACGATGGCGGCAAACATCAAGAAAGTTATGATATTTTAATGGAGGCCTTAGTACCCCATGAAGGAAAGGCAAAAACTAAAGAAGGGGAAGTATTGAGAGCGGTAACAAATATTACCTATGATTATTATAATAATGGTAACTGCAATATAGCTCATAAAGTAAATAAACCTTGTCACAATGAAGACTGTTTTGAAGATTCAGATGAATGTATGTGGTGCGGAGGAGATGGAACCGTTCTATCAAATCCAAGAATATCTAACGACCATTGGGCGAGCCAATTAAGTGCTATAAGATATACAGTACCAAATATCACAGATGATTTAGACAAAGTTATTCAATTAATAAAAGACCCTGAAAAGCATTATAATTATGCGTATGACGGAGAAGAACAAATGCTTTACGAAAACCTATTAAATAAGTGTATAGAGTGGGTTTTAACTAAATATACTATAACCGAAGAACCAAGAGTTATAAAAAACAAATTGACATTGCATTAGTAAATTAAAGAGACTGTTTAAACGGTCTAAACAAGTAAAGGACAAACACAGTGAAAAGTAGAAAAGGACAAACCACATGCCAAACAAACACTGCACCACAACACAGGGAGCCATCGGAGAGCTCCGGACAATCATGAAAATAATACAAGAAGGCTGGACAGTTTACCAACCATTAATAGATATTGATGGCTGCGATATGATAGCCGAGAGAGATGGAATATTAAGAAAACTACAAGTAAAGTTCCATACTACGTCAGGTAATTCAGAAACTTCTATTATTATTTATTTAAATGATAAAAACGTAAATGCGGACTTTATAGCCATACCAATCGAAAGACCGGAACTAGGTATCAATGAAGTTATTTTTGTTCCGTATGAAGGCCAACAAACGTTAAGTATTGCGTTTGAGGAGGCAAAGAACAACCAAAAGAAAGGAAGGCGTTGGTATAAAGATTATTTAGATTTATACTAAAGACGTTTAAACGCTATGAAACCAGTATTTATAAAAGTTGAAATAACACCGGAAGAACACACTAGCGCAAAGATTGCCGCATTAAAAAGCGGTATATCTTTGCAAAAGTGGGTAGGGTTAGCAATCAAAGACAAGCTTAAAAAGAGTTAATCTCTTTTAGTGAGTAATTGATATAATCTATTTTCAAGTATATCCGTAGGAATACCCTTATTCCTGTATTTTTTTATTAAATGTCTATAAACAGATTCAATCGTGGTCTGTCTCATGTTCGGATTACTTTTTGATTTAGTCTTCATCTAGGTTTATTCCTTGGTATGGGTTAAGTCTTTTTGATTCATTTGGAAGCTGTTGAAGGCGCACCTGACAATTATTTTGCTGACAGATGCGCCATATTTTCGTTTGGATTCGTCTTAAAGTCTCTTCGTCCTTAATGTTAATTACTAACTTCATCTTCCTTACATCTTGGGCAAAGCTCTTTTTTCTTTCCATAGGTTGGAAGATTCTCATATCGAGCAATAGACTTTACATTATTTCCGGGCCTAACATGCTCCCATGTCCTATTGCAAGGCTTACAATATTTGATAAGTTCGTCCGCATTCCGCTTAGCTCTAAACTTTACTGTCCTTACCTTATGTAACCTTGACTGCTTTTCTAATATCCAATCTATGATGTGCATTATTTACCCCACTTATCTTTAAATACGGTCATAGCAATAACACCATAAACAGCTAAATCCATGAATGTATCTTCAATGGATTCACTGTTTTCCATAGGGTTCTCACCATCCCTGTTGTGGAGTATGTTTAGAAGACGCTGCACTTTATCATTCATCCTGATGGAAAGAGCAAGCAAGGCCAACTCTTTATTTCCACCCATGCTGATATTACCGGGGCCATAACAAGACTGCTTAACTGAAAAAAGCTCTAACATGAGCTGCGTAACATCTTTAAAAGATGCTATTGTTTCAGGATATTTGTCTTGCATTTCTTCCCGTATATCATTTGTATATTCAGGATGACCGCTATTTGCTTTTAAAACAGAGGCTGCATACGTCATACTTGTATCCGCCTCATTGTATTCTACTTTCTTTGGGTTCATGATTTGTCCTTTCCTTTTAGTTTGTGGTATTCTTTTAATTCTTTTTCAAGTTCTGCAATTCTTTTTAAAGCGGTATAAGCATAGCTTTCTGTATTAGCTATAAAACGGGTATTACCCATCTTGCGTTGTTCAAGCTTTACTATGTCGCCCATGATTTGTCTTACAAACCCAGCAAACCAATCATGATATTCTTGTATTAAATAATCTGCCTTGTTTAAACGCTCTTTTATGATGCCATACTTACTGGCCCAGTTCAATATTTTATCCATTCTTTTTTGTATCCTTATGTTTAAAACCAGCTCCTAGAGGATGATTATCATCCCATGTACTAAGCTTCATAACTATATAACTCTCACCCCTGTCTGCTCTCATAATGGTCATGTCAGAATTACCGGGGTCAATCCATTTTGGTATCGCCTTTCTGCGTTTCGCTTGAAACTTCCACATCACATTATCTTTAATAAAGTAACCATCTACATCCTCTTCCATACCCATACTTCTACCATCACTACCCCATGCTCTTTTTGTTTCATAGCCTCTCTGTTTAAAATAATCAACAAGTTCTCTTTCGTATGTATTTCCTTTTGTTTTCGATTTACTTGCCATGTTTAAACGCTCCAATCTGGTTCAGGCTCATTCATATCAATTCCACAATCTTCGCATGTAAGAGATTCAGGTGCATTATTCTCAGGTTCATACGGTTGATAGTATAGATTATCGTGACTACACTTCTTCATAAGTGGGTTCAAAGTCTGGATTGATTCTGTAGTTAGCTGCAATTCTTCTATTTTCTGCTGCAAATTCTTTTTCATTAATCTTGTCCCAAAAGACTGCAAGCCTGTCATAATATTGGTCAACATTGATTTCTTTCTTTTGTATAGCACTAAACCCCCTTTGCATTAATCCTGTTAATTCTTTTTGCTGTTCGTTTGTTAAGTATTCCTCATCATCTTCCAATGAGTCTATAAAGGCACTGCGTACCTGACTGTTACTTTCTCTGCGTATCTCACTCAAAATATTCCTGACCTTATCCAATCTCGGTAGTCTACCTTTCATCTGGCCATTAGGTTGTTCAGTGATATATATTATTTCTACCATACCTTTTTTAACAACTTCATCATTATATTGACCCAAGAGCTCAATCCACGTGTCCGTTTGCTCTTGTGTTAGATTACAAGCTGAAAAGTCTATAAGCTTATTCAAGTAATTTTCCGCCTCTGCTATACTTAGCGTTTGATTTTGGGACATTACTTAACCTCCTTTCATCTTTAGGGCGTTTAAACTGTTTATCTCTACGGAGAAAGTTTCTAAATGCAGCCTCGTAATCTGCATAAGGTCTTCCCCCCTTTTGTTTACAATAGTCTGTAAAAGTTCTGTAGATAAGGTCTACATCAATATGGGCAAATTCAGGATTAGCTTTACACTTATTAAGAAACTCATCACTTAATCCTTTGTACGCTTTTTTTGTATTTGTTTTTTTTGCATATATAGTATTATTACTTTTATTACTTTTATTACTTTTATTCTGTTTGTCCCGCCTGTGTCCCGCCTGCGTCCCGTTTACTGGTGCGTTGCTGTCCCACTCACCCTTTGGTGATAGCTGGTAAGTCTCGTAATTATAGATACTTATGAGCGTGAATCCCTGTCCCAAATCTGTCCCACACATGCCACGCTTTTTGAGAAGGGTAAGAAATCGTCCTACTTTATTCTTGTCCCACCCCCAGCGAGTACCTAGCTGCCTGTAACTCTTTGGAACCTGTCCACGTTTTACATTAATGACTTGATTCTTCCATACAGTTTCATGGTCTTTAAATGCTGCCTGCATGATTAAATCAACCCAAGCCTGACCCCTGCTAAATGGCTTTTCTTGCCATAACCAATGCTCTTCTAATTTTCTAGCTAACAAAAAATATGGTTCCTTTATATCCAATTAACCAATTCCTCTACCTTAATTAGCTTCCCCTTGCTTTGATTATCATCTCCGCCCATCCTATCTTCTTTGTCTCTGATGATTTCCTTTAATACTTTTGTTTCAATTAATATTGTAACGTTTTTACTATTTGACTTATCTGGTATAACAATAGCGTAATGACTGGCTTCGGTAACAGATATTCCACTTGGCTTATCTTTATACATATATTCCACAAATACATTTCCAGTGTTTGTAGCTCCATAATCTGTCTTGACTTCAATAGTATCTAATTGTAATGTTTTTAAAAGTTTGTTTTCGTTATGCTTGCCCTCGGCAAGGTTTATATCAAATCTGCTGTCAGCAAATCCATCAGCCCTGAGACCATCTAAAATCCAATCTACTTGTTCTTCTGTCAATTCAATCTCCACGACTCTTCCTCATTTGTATATAATAATGTCTAAATTTGTTAAGTAATTTTCTGAATTTCTCAGGAGGCACATGACGTAAATCAGTGCCCCCCAAGTAGTTACGTTTAATGTGGAGCGTAGTAGGGATACCAATACCATCAGGATAATCCAGTTGTGCTAAAGCGTAACTCTTTGCACATTTCTGCCATGCTTTGCTCCCAGAGTAATCCACCAATTAGAATGGTAAATCATCATCCTTTGGTGCTGAATCACCAGCCTGTGGCTCACTGAACTTCAAAGAATAGTATTTAACACCTTTCTTTGACTCATTCATCCAAGCGGCTACACGCCACTCCTTGCCACCCACTTTACAGTTTCCTGTTAGGTCTGGTGCTGTTGGTTTACTCTTCTCTTTATTTTTAAAGAGACTGCCTGTTTCAGGCTTTACTTCGTACTGTTGTGCCATAGCTATGCACTCCTTTTCTGTTGTTTAAGATATGATATTGAAAAATCTTCGGGGACTTCAGGCTGTTTTCTAGGCTGCCAATTCTTCCCCTTTTGTTTTTCATAAAGATTTACAATGGCCATCCACTCATCACGTAATTCATCTGTGATTGGCTTTACTGTTAATTTGTATGTGGGGTCTTTCAACCATCCATCGTTTGTATATACGTTTCCTATATGCGTGATTTGTTGCTCAGGAAAGTGAGCGTTCCACAACATAGCATAGGCAACCCCTTGAATGGCGTGCTCAGGGTTAGGTTTGCCTGTCTTTAGGTCTATGTAACAATTAACTCTATTCTTATTATTTTTACGTGTTTTAAAGCTTGCAAATAAATCACCTGTCCCAGCCCATAGATAATTAGGGTGCCACAACATAATTTCACTAGCAAGTATCTCAGGTTGTTTTTCTTCACAAAATGCCACATACCCAGCTAAATGCTTTTGTATGTCATAACAAAGAGAATCTGCTGAGTCATAAAAAAGCTGCCACATCGTGAACCTACTTTTATTAATCTTCATCATTATCCACTCTTTATTAACTGGTGCACCATAGTGCATTCTATCTACACCAATGTGCGTAATTGTGCCTTTGAGTGCAGCTGTTTTACCTTCTGGCCCAGCAAGCCAACCTTTGTTTTGCTTCCATGCAGTAAGCCCCGGTTTATTTAAGATATTTAAAAAGCTGGTAGTGGATAACTTTTTCCATGGGTAAAGGTCATCCAATTTATATTCCTCTTGAACATAGTTTGTATTGATAGGCACGTAGTATCTATTCCCTCCACTACTTACCATCTTACACATAATAGGTGTTTTATTCATTGTTTCTCCTGATAGTTATTAAAGCTTGCCGCTGAGGTCAAGAAAGGAGGAATAAGAAACCTCAGCAGCTGAACAGAAGGCCACGCTATAGGTAGAGAGATTGGGGATGCGGCCCTCCAATTATTTTTAGGAAATTCTCTGGCTATTCCAATAAGCATTAAGAGAATCACCCGGTATGCGAAAGGTGCGATAGCCACGCTTAATTACATTCTTTATTCTTTTTGTATGAATGTCTTCTAAGATAGCGGCCTTACTTACTTTAAGTATTTCAGCAGCTTCTTTAGGGCTATATATTTCTTCTTGATTAAAAATGTTTTTCATTGTACCTTTATGTATCTTTATGGTTTAATTAGTATTTGAATCATAATTGATGTGCAAATATAAACATAAATGTACTATATTGTGCAAGATAAAATTGGAGGATTTTATGGAAATGCAAGAAATATTGAGAGCCTATCGTTTAAGAAATGGATATACTCAGGGCCAATTTGCAAAGATTTTAAGTATACATAGAAACACAGTTGCTAACTATGAATCAGGGAGAACTGAAGTACCAGAGATGGTCAAAAGAAGGTTTGAAGTTTTAGACAAAAAAGAAGAAAGGACAAATGAAGTGATAGAGAGTGCAGCAATAAGCAATAATCAAAAAGACTATTTAATAGAATTGCAAAAAGAAAAGATAGAACAATTAGAAAGTAAAATCAAAGAAGATGAATCTGTATATGATGGTATACAATCTGATATTGTATTTTCTTTTGAAGTGAAATTTAGTTGGTCAATAAAAAATTTCGGGGTAAAAGTAAAATATCTTTCTCAAGATAGTAGTTATATACCAACAATGGCTAAAAAATTAGGTTATACTGAAGCACAAATAATTAATTTTTTACAAATAGATGAAATGGTGGACTATAAAGACCACAATATTCATCAATTAAGGACTCAAAAGCAAAAAGAAGAAATGCTTGGCATAATGGATAATTTTATGAGAGCATATAAAGCCATTAAAATGAATACAACGATGCTTGTAGCTGAAATACCAGTTTTATATACTCATAAAAATGGTACAATATTTAAAGCAAATGTTGAATATAGAGTAAACTGGGTAAAAGGAACTGGCACTGCACATATTAGGTGGTTGTCTGAATAATTAAACAGTAATTAAATAGAAAGGACAAACTATGATTACAAAAAGAAGTAATGGTTATTATTATTTTATATATGGTAGCAACGAAAAAGGCAATAGGGTCAGAAAGTCTTTAAAGACTACCAATAAAAAAATAGCAGAAAAGTTAGGAGCGGCATTATACACCGAAATAATGCTCCAAGAAAACGGAATAGCAACAAGTAGTTTAAACGTAGCGGAATTGTATAAAGAATATTATAATTTAGAAATACTTCCTAAGAAAACAAAAGCATGGGCTGACAGGGTTAAAATAGTAATGAATCACTTAATAGAATATATGGGCACAAAACAAATAAAGAACGTGAGGCTTATTGATATTAATAAATACATTAATAATAGGCTCTCTGTTGTTGCTGGCACTACCGTTAAAAAAGAGCTATCTATTATTAAAAAGATGTTCGAGTATGCCCACAATAACACATATATATCCAGTAATCCTACGATAGCCGCAACAATAGGAGATGTAAAGAGTAAGGATGGAGAAAATATACCTAAGGACGTTTGGGAAAAGTTAATGCGTTTAAACATCCCAAGAAGAGATAGGATATTTTGGAACATTTTATATTATACAGGTTTAAGAGCTGTTGATGCTGGTACTTTAAAAAAAGAAGATGTAGAAAATGGTGTTGTTAATCAGAAAAAGACAGATAGAGATGTTGGTATTTATTTACATCCTAAACTAATAGAGTATGGTAATGAGATATATGAGATATATATACATAAAGGAGACAGAGATAAATCAAGAGAGTTATTACAAAAAAAATTAGAAGGAATGGGATACCCATTAAAAAAATGGAACTTACATAGTTTGAGACATTCCTTCACAACCAACCTACAAGAACTTGGGTTAGGGCTCGAAGATATTAAAAACCTTACTGGGCATTCAACAAGTAAGATGGCAAGTAAGTATGCTCATGGCGGACTTAAACTACAGAAGCAATATATTGATAAACTCGTTTAACCATTGTGTCAGATTTGAGTCAGGTAATGGCTATTTATGCGATATTTTGAAGGACAATGAAGTACAATCAGAACCCCCCAAAAACACAAAAGCCCCCGTCAATAAACAGGGGCTCTCGAGGAGTGGGCGTTGAGAGATTCGAACTCCCGACATCTGCCTTGTAAGGGCAGTTCCGCAAGAGAATCTTTTTAAAAATTGTGTCAGATTTGGGATACAAAAAAGCCGGGGAGAAAGGACAAACAATCAAGAACCCGGCTTTAAGGTGTTACGTAACTACGTAAATTAATCTATTAATTCAAAATGAACAAGGTCGTCAAACCCGTTATCTTTTGTGGTGCGTTGTTCTGCGCCTCGCATGACATCTTTATCTAAGCTTGGGGATGACCAGTCACCTCCCCAGCGAACGTTGACTCCCATTTTTGCAGCTATGCCTAATACAAAGCCACCGAGATAATGGAAGTCGTCCCTCGCTTTCCAATCTATCGGGTAAGGTGCAATATCTACAGCCTTACCCTCTAAGTGCTTACTAAATTTGGTCTTTGATTTTCCTTGCGCCAACAATTCATTTTGTCTTTTCTCAGAACGCAAACCTTCAATGACAGTAATATCAAAGTATTTCACCACTTCATTTAATACATTGATTAAACGACTGTCTACACCGTTTAAACGTTCTTTGCTTCGTTTGCCAAACCTAGGCACTTAAAACTTCCAAACTAATTTTCCGATTGCAACAATAACATCCATACATTCTTTTGCTATTTGTTGCTGCTCAGATTTACTAATAGAGCCATCTTTCTTCGCATCATGATATTTCTGTGCTACTTCTTTAACCTCTTTTATTAAAGGCTTATACTTAACTGCGGCCATTGTTCCTACAGCTCCTAGTATAATAACTAGCATGTATGCGGCATTACTAAGTGATAACCATTCCATTATTGTTTCTCCTTGAGTATCTGTTTTATTTCAGCGATGTCCTCCATCATCATATCTAGTTTATATGTGATTAGCTCTCTATCAGCAACCACATCTCTTTTACTTGCTTTCAGCTCCATGTCTCTTTTTATAGCATCTATATCATATTGCATGAATCCAAACGCTAAAATCATCGAGCATACTAAAGCAATAATTGTAATTATATTTTCTATGGATATATTTGTATTCAACTTCATCTAACAGTTCCACTTTCTAAGGGCTTTGTTTATTCTACTATTTGGGTCATTAGCAGTTTTACTACTTGTTAATTTTTTCTTCATGCCGCTCATTCTTTTACAAAAAGCTTTACGCCTATGGTAAGCTTTGCTTCCTTTCTTTAGTTTTGAGGGCTTTGTTGTTACAGCAGTTTTTAACTTGGAACCGGGATTGGCCTTTCTATAACTAGCAACACCAGCAGCGTTTAAACCACCTGATTTGGATTTGCCTTCTTTTCGCTGCCATGCTGGTGTTTTATAACTCATTACTTCTTCTTCACAATCTTTTTAATTTTGTTGTTGTGTGTGCGAGCATAAATATATTTACTGTCTTCACGTAAATAATCTCCATAATATTTTTTACCGCCATACATCCAACTTACTTTTTTTATTTTAGTGTTTGCCATTTACTCTACTCAAACTTCCTTTTATTTCTGATACCTGATTATCTAAATCATTTATCTGTCTAGTTAAATCATCAAATTTTCTATCAGTTCTTTCGTCAGTTTTATTCCATCTGTCTATAAGTTTTATTAACATACCTTCAGTATTCTCAAGGGTTTCACTCTGGCCCCTGTTCTCCGTTTTTAGGTCGTTTAAACTTTCTGCCTGCGCAGACCCTCTTTTGTTCATAGAGTAAACCATATACACTAGCAAAGCCCCTACGACACCTATCATACCCGCTTCGCTGTAAATCGCTAGAAAATCCATTATTCTTTTTCCTTACATTCATCACACAACCAACTATCTAATTCATGAATTGGTTTTTCACAGTCAGCACAATGATTCGGGGTCATCGTACTCTCCGCAGTTCCCGGTTAATAAAGTAATTATGATTAAAGTCATCTTCAGTTAAGATTACTTTCTCTTCCTTTTTTTCTTTCCCCACGACAAGGGATTTAAGTTTAATTCTTCTTCGTACCATTTTAATTGTTCTTGCATTTGTGTTATCTTTACTTCTTCTTCTTCAATATGCTTTTCTACAAGCTCTTCAATGCTGGAATTAGCAAGTTCCATTCTTCGTTCAAGGTCTCCAATTCTGTTCTCAATACGTACGTAACCCAGACTAATGAAAATAACTCCAGCAATAATTTGGCCAAGCCACTTGATGTTAAGACTAATCCGATAATTATCGTCAAGTTTAGTGACCCCATAACTCCTGTACGTTTTTTCATCGCTCATATAGTAAGTATGATGCCGCCAAGTACAAGTATTACAAAGGCCAAAACCTTAATAATGTCTTTAATGTCTTCACTCACTAGACCACTCATCCTTTTGCATTTCAGCTATAGCTTCACTATGTGATAAAGCAGTAATACCACTTGTGCCTTTTACTGCATCTAATGTTCCATCTGCTATAGGTAATTCATATTTAACTAATACTTTACTACCATCGTTATTCCATCTTGGACTTCCAAGTTTGCCTAACTTAAATGCTGACTCTTTCCAAGTTGGAGATTGCAATGTAGTAGTATTTACCACCTGCTCTGTGTACGTATAACTTTCTTCTTCTTGCGGTACAGAATGAGGCTCTGCGTTGAGTTTTTCTAATAACTCAGCTTTGGTATCACTTGATGAATAATCTACGTCACAATCGTCCATATACGCCTTTATCTCTGCTTTTGTGTTATCATCTGATGGGTAGTAATCATATTTATCTACCATCCTTGTAGCACTACGCTCTTCATCTCGATATGTGTATTCATTCCAAGATAATCTATCAGCTTTTTTAAGTTTAGCAGGTAATGCTGACTCCCACTTTGCTTTTGTTAATATTAAATATGTATTAGTCATTTTTGTGTTTACCTTTTTGGTGTTTATAGTTTTTCTGAATTTCAGCTAATGATAGTTCTTTATTGTAGACTCTTAGCTCATCAATCATACCATCTGCATAATAATTATCATATCTACCTACATGAACATTTGCACTAAGGTTTTCCATAGAAACATAAGTTCCCGAGTTGTCAAGAGTAGTTGCAACATTGCTTCCATTAATATATAATTTTATTCCTGCGTTTGCACTTGAACCACCTCTTCCATCATAAGTAGCACACACATGAAACCAAGAACCTTCATAACTCGCTAAAGAGGAATTGTAATTAGCTAATATATAATTATTGCTTACGCTTTCATCGTATAATTCAAATGATAATTTATTACTTAAGTTTATCCATAATATATACTCTGCACTTGTATTGTATATTCCTTTTGATATTATTGGAAATCCTGTAACATCGTTAGGTTTTAACCAAGCCTCAATACTAAATGGTAAATCACCATTACTATCTCCAAAGCTAAACACTTTATTGTCTGGTATTTCTAAATACTCATCAACACCATTTAACCTTAACACATTGCTACTTGGATTAGTAAAGTAAAACCCAAGTCCATCTCTGTTTGAGTTAAGTCCTTCTCTGATTGTTATAGAATCTGGTGAGCCTTGTACTGTGCCATTGTTGCCAACGCCACTTCTATCAGTCCATGTAGTTACACCATCATTTCGCCAATATCCTAATAAATATTGTCTTTCAATTTTTAAATTTGTTATAGTAGCTACAGCAGTATTTGCAGTAAGTGCAATCATTAAACCACCATAAGATGTATTAGCATAAACAGTTTCATTAAATGTTCCTGTAATTCCTGTTTTATAAGTTTCTTGCCCACCCCATGACTTTAAATCGATATTTCCTGTAGTTACTGAACCTTGAATACTTATTTTATATAATCTTGTATCGTTTTCAAAAGAGCCAGTCAAAGTCCTTATAGTGCCATTATCTGCTGTTGCAGTTATTGAGGTCGCAGATGTTCTTGTTGCGTTAGAAACTTGATTCCATTGAGTTGTATCTGTAAAATCATAACTACCACCTAATAAATCAGTTGTGTCTATAAATTGACTATGTGTAGTAGCATCTAATGCGATACCATCGTTGAATAGTTCTTGGACTTGAGTTTGATTAAATGCAGAATTAAATATACTTGCCTCATCAAGAAAACCATGATACTCCATTTGATTTGTGTGACCAATACTTAATCCAGTAGTTTCTAAATCAACTGTTCCTCCACTACCAGCAACAGGAGAAGTTTGCAAAATACTATTAACATATAGTTTAGCAGAATCTTGACCACTATTTCCCTGTTCTGAAGTATCATACACTAAACATAAATGAACTAATTTACCTATATCCCATTGGTCTGCACTTAAATTCCATTGACCACCATTTCCTGCTCTTGGGCTAAACATTATTTGCCTTGTATTGCTATGCAATCCTAAATGAAAATCTCCGTCTTGATAATAACGACCACCAATAATTCCTGTCCTGCTTTCACTTATAATTTCATCTGGCACTAACCATACTGATATTGTTACTTTTTTACCAAAATTAAATGCTTGTCCTGTACTAACATATTGATTTAATAAGTGATTTGCTCCAAAATACATCTTCTGATTATATTTCATCAATGGTACTTGTGGAACTACAGGTTCATTTACAGCAGTCTCAAATCCAGATGAGGATACTCCTACTTCTTTGAGAGATACATTATCTATTTTAATATTAGTAGTTCCACTACCAGAACCTCTTTTTAAACCAAAATTAGTATGTTCTGCAACAAAAGTTGTAGTATGACTTGCAACTGATGTGCTTAATGTAACAGTTGGGCTATGATATGTTTTTATTGTACCACTTGTATATTCAGTTATATCGTATTTTAATTGATATGTTTTCCCAACTACTGCTTTATTTGCTTGTTCTATATATTGCAAAGTACCTGTAGTGTTAAAATGAGCAACATCATTAGAAATTATATTACTTGCATCTGTCCATCCTGTAGCACTTGAAAAATCTCCATTAGTAATTAACTCATCCCCAAAGAAATTTGTAGTAGCGTGGTTACCCATGAGGACTTCTTTGAAAGATAAATTTTTAATAAAAAATATTTGCCCAGAACCCATATTTTTTTGTCTTAATAATCCACCTCCAATACCTGTAACGTACATTGTATGTGATTCAAATTCTGTATTTGTTATGTCTAAAGCTGATTTTTCTCCACTTTCATCAATAGCTAACTTTACAGTTCCTGTATTCACCTTTGCTTCAAAAGTAAACTTATATAATGCTGTGCTATCTGTATTGCGGTCAAAATCATCTGTGTTATTTAGATATAAATACGCACCATTTGCATTATCTACATAAGTTACTTTTATTGCTCCGTTATCATTTTCTAATCCATTGTTATCATATTTTGTCCAACTACCTGTATTCGATGAATAGGTAGTATTAAAAAATTCACTACCCAACTTCTTCTCACTATGGTCATATACTATTGATTGTGGACTCTCTGGCTTTCCACCCTCAATCATAGGATACCAAGCTACAAGGTTATCCTGTACTGCACTTGGTGTGTTTTCTGGTTTCTTGTAAAGTTCTTGTACTTGTGCTTCTGTAAGAGTAGTATCAAATATTTTTACATCTGTCATTTTACCTTCGTAATGCAACCCATTTTCGTATTTGCCTATCCATAGTTTCTCTGCTCCAGATGCTCCCCATTTACCTGTTACATTAACTATTTCAGCTCCATTTCTATATCCATATACTTTAGTGCCATCTGTCATCATTACATAATGTTGCCATTCTCCAGCACTTACAGGAATTCGAGTGTCTATTTCATCTCCCGTTGGATAATAATCTCCTGCATCATTATCATCATTAATAAAATTTATATATCCATTTTGATAGCCAATTATTACTGACCTACAAATACCTGCATTTTGGTCAAATAAATATTTATCACTCGTTACATCATTTGGATTAATCCAAAAACTTAAAGCAAAATTATCTGTAGTAAATGTTTGGTTAACTTCTAAATAATCACTTACCCCATCAAATACTAATGCTCTGCCACCATGTACATCTGCGTGGTCTGCAATGTTAGCAGTAAGTTTAGGAGAGTTTGCGTATCCAGAATTAATTGTCGTAGCCATTATTTAAGCACTCCTGTGTTTGATAAAACTTCTTTTACTGAAACGCTATTCAACACTCCATCAAAACCAGTGAACCCAACAAGATAAAATCTTGAACCAGTTCCTGTAATATATTCTGTTTTAATTCCAGCAGTATTAAACGTACCTCCATAAGAGCCTACATTATTTCTAATAGTTCCAGATGTTACACTATCTATGTCTAATACAACTTTATATAGTTTTCCACTATTAATAGTTATATCTTGTTTTAATTCTATTGTGCCAGATGTATCCCAAACTGCTTGTCCATTTACAAAAGATATTCCTGTACCTATAGCTGTATCGCTTCCAGCATCCCATAAACTTTCATCAGTAAATTCACCATCAGGAATTAACTCACTACCTAAAACTTCGCCTGTAGTTGCATCATTTGTAACACCATTTGCTGAACTACTACCATCAAGTGGATAGTACGCAACGATGTCGTTAGTTACTTTTTGTACTTTTACGTCATCAAGAAATAATCTACCTATATGTGTATTATCATAAGCAGTTGGTAAAAATTGTAAATAATTATTTGCAGAGCCACATACAATATAAATTTCTTGAAATTCCCATGTATCGTATTCTGCAACTGTTTTATCAACATTTCCTGCATCACCACCTACATTTGTAAAACCAAGACCAACAATAAAATCTTTACTTGTACTACCTGTTTGAGCTTTTCTTGCATAATAACTTATTTTATATAGTTCTCCATCTACAGCATTGCTACCGAGGTCAAACTGTGCATTAAAACGACCAGATGTACTTGCATCGTTTATATCAATACAAGTCCTACCATCAATTGTAGCATGTGATGTTGTTCTATTTGATGAAGTAGAGTTAGTTTGGCTCCAACCACTTATATCAGAATCAAATGTACTATTAGTAACATAATTCTCACTTAATGTACTCTTTACATCAGCAGGAATCTTTGAGTATGAAGTAGATTCCATAACAGATTGTATTTGTGCTTGAGTTAATGCACCTTGCCATAATCCAACTTGTGCAAAAGAACCATCTAATGCTCTTGCAGTAGAAAAGTCTTGATTTCCTACATGGAGATTTGGTGTATGACTTCCGAGGTCTGTTCCTGTAGAATTACTACCAATTAATATACCATTTTTATAAGCTCTGTTACCTACTCCAGATTCATGTACAAATGCTACATGATACCATTCCCCATCATTTACTGCACTTCCAGTATCGCTTATTGTAACACCTACACCACCACTTGCAGAATTAGTATAGGTAAAATCTAATTTTCTACTACTATTTAATCTAATTAACCAACCTGCACTTGAACCATCATCTGATTTGGCTATTACCATTTCATTAGTTGCAGTTGTATCTATTGTTTTAAACCAACAAGAAACAGAAAAACTACCACCAAATTGTATTAATGAATCGTTTCCTAAATCAGCATATCCACCACTTGATGTTGTAAGGCTACCATTTCCAATCGCATCTGCTTGTCCTTCTTTAGCTACATCAACTGCACGAGGTAAGACTGGTGCGTTGCCACCAAATACTGATGTGGTAGTTGTTGCTAATCCCCGTATGTGTCCTATGTTAGAATCTGAAGTTATTCTTTTAAGTGAGTAATCAGATATAGTAAATGTACTACCAGATGCAGTATCAGAGCGAAATTTAAATCCATCTCCACCTCCCGCAGGTCTTATAAAATAAAAAGTATGTGTACCATTATCTAACATAGTTTCATCAACATAGGTATTTCCAAAATTGGTACTTACTGCTTTTAAATTAGCTTGTCCACTTGTAAGACCAAATATTGTAAATGTTAATTTATATGTAGCAGATATATTTATAGATTCTTCTAAATCTGAATTATTTATTGTTACAGTTCCTGTTCCTGTATCTTGATATGTAAGATTAGGTGGATTAGAAGAATCTTTTGTATAGTGTGAGCCATCTGTAGTATACACACTATTTGATGTAGGGAATATTTCATTTCCTAATACTTCTGGTACATGAGAATTAATAGCACCATTTACTGTATCATCGTCTAACGCCCACCAACTAACTAAACTTGTTTTTTCTACACCTTTTAGTTGGCTATAGGATTTGTTCATTATGGATTGAATTTCTTCTGGCTCTAATGCTCTTGACCAAACTGCTACATTAGTAAGTTGCCCATTCCAATAATCTCCATTACCTTGCCATCTTCCAATTATAAATCCTTTATCACTATCAAGATTACCACCCGATGAAGCACTTCCATCTTCAGAACCATTAAGATATACTTTTAAAGTGCCACTATTTCTTACAGCAAAAAAATGATACCAAGTATTAATTGAAATAGTTGTGCTTCCTGCAACATCAACACCACCCACTATATCTCTAAATATAATTTTCCCACTATTATTAATTCCTGCTCTAAAAACATCATTACTATTTGCACTATTTACTCTTGATACTGCCCAATTCCAATCAATATCATCTACATTAAACCAAAATGAAATAGAAAAATCTCCTGTACCAAAATCAAAATCAGAACTGTCTAAAGTTTCTATGTAATTACTACTACCATTAAACTCTGTTGAACCTTCTGATGGGAACTTTAGCGTGTCTGACTTATTAGATTTGAAGTCGAGGTATAGTTTAAGGTTGTCCTTAATAAATTGTAGTGGCAGTTTGGCTGCCTTGGCTATACCCTGTCCTAACGAGAGCATAGTTTTATATTTTGTAAGCTAGTACGGTTCCTGAAGAAACAGTTATTTTACTAAATGAGCCATATACAACATCGCCTTGGCCAAGTGTCAAAGCAGAGCCAGAGTAAGCTCCATCAGCTGAAAATGATTCACCTACAGTGCTTTCAGCTTTTAAATCAGCATCATCACCAATAGCTTTGATAGCACTCCAGTTTTTAGTATTACTTTGTTCTCCATCGGCAGCAGCTATGACATCAAATCCAGCTCCACCTTGTTGTATTGCACGTAATGAATTAATGTTCATTTGAGAGTCCTTATAAGGTTATTTTTTGATATAAAAGTTTGCAATGTTATATATGTACAACCAATTTTATTTTGACAATCTCTTTAAGCCTTCTTTTCTCTTATTTTTAAATTTAGAAAATCGTCTTCTTGCATCTTTCTTAGTCATCCAGCCATTGTCAATAGCTTTTTTTAAATGCTGTTTGTACATTTCTGCTAATTCTTTATTATTAGGGTCGAACTCTATTCTATTTTGAAAGTCCAAATCCCTACCTTTACCAAACCACCAGTAGTATAATTTTCCTACAAAAGGTATGACCTTTATTGTCTCGAGCTCATTCCAGTTAAATTTCTTTTCTTCATCAAAACGAGCGACAACACCATCATAAACGTCCTTTCCTACAGCTGCTGGAATACCAAGTACAGGAGGTGTAAAAAACTTTAATATTGCTTGCTCTGGGCCATATCTTCTAAAGTAGTAAGCCATAAACCTACTGACACCAAATAAACGTAGAATATTATCTATAGCATAGTCTGTTAAGTTTATCTTACGATTATGTATTAAATCTTTTAATGCGTCAGCTGAGGCGTTAGCAAGTACAAAAACTGAAGCTAACTTGACCATATTGCCTACACCTTCATTAACAAGTTTTTGATTGTTTTGCCTTTTACCTTTTCGTATCAAGTTTATTGACTCAGTCCTGAACGCATCAAACTGCTTAATTGTAAAAGTTCTTAACATATACATTAGTCTTGTATAGTTACCTTGCGTGTATCCTTGGGGTACTTCAGTGTATGATATAGGTTGAAAATCAGCTAAGGTGTAAAATGCTAAGTATTTAACACGCTCTGTAATCACACCTCTTTTTAAATCACCAATAACTTTATTAACATCATTACCAAATGCCTCGTTTAAACGCCTATCTCCCTCTAATTGGCCAGCTTTTGCTTTACGCTGATACTTGGCTATAGTAGCATTTATTAACGTCTCCTTACCTAAATTATCCATAAAGTCTAAACCAGTAGCTTTAAATACAAAGTTTAGAATTTTAGATATACCAGCATCATCTCTAAACTCATAACTAAGTTTGTCTATACCTAGGTCTGATTTAGTTATTTTAGACTTTCTTACTAATGCTTTACCAACCGCACCAGCAGTTTCTCTTGGTGCTATGTATGCTGCCCATGCTAAGTCACCTATCTGCGTTATAGAACTAGATATGTTGCCCATAGTACCTAAGTAACCAAGCGTCTTTAATGCTTGCACACTTGGAGAAACGCTAGTAGTGTTAAATCTTGCTTTTATAACCTGTGTAAGTTCAGCTTGATTTTCAGGGCTGATTTTCTTTTCATCCATAAGCTCAGCAACTTTCTTACCAATCATAGAATCTGATATTTCACCCTTAGTCTTTCTACCTCCAAAAAATAGAGATGTCTCTATAGAGTTATTCATTGTAGCTATATATTGTGTAAGGCTGTGCTCAAGCGAATGATAGAATTGATTCATGTCGCTAGTTACAAATTCCTGAGTACGTTTCTTTGTAGCCCCCGGTTTGTTACTTACCTTCTTACCAAACCCTCTAAGTCTAGCACTTAGTAGGTCTGTTTTTTCTTCCATAGTAAGCTTACGTTTTAAATCTTTTTCTTTAGCTGCAATCTCTTTGTCAAGTATTCCTTTATCAAAGTTTCCATAAAAGTGCTTAATAAGGCCCTCAAAGTCAGATACTTGTCTCGGGAAATATTCATCAATAAAACCCATATCCATACCAGCGTTCTCTGCACGCATATATATGTCGTCTAAAACTGCTCTAACTAATAGATATTTTTGGTTTAATCTTTTAGACTTATAACGTTTAAACATGCTTTCCAATACTTTAGCGTCACCATTCTTCATTGCTAAATCAATCATGCCATAGTCTTCTGCATTCTCATTCTTTATTTCTTTCATCGTGTCTAAGAATGGCTTAACTGTTTTTATATTGTCCTCCGTTTGTGTAAAAATCTTAAAATCAACCATACGTACAGGAGATACTAAACTTTCATCTATGCGTCTTAATCTTTGTGATAATGGTATAATGTTTGTATTCCACCAACTATCAACTGGTTTTTTAGTTATCTTGGGCTTACCAGCGTTTTTACCAGCGTCATTATAGACCCATCCCGGCACATCTTGAGGCTTTGTAAGTTGAAAGGTAGGCATGCCTTCCATAGCACTCATTTTCATTTCGGGAGTGATTTCTATATATGGCTGATTTAGCAATACTTTTTTATCTTTAGGTAGCTGAGCTGCAAATTCATTCCAAGTAAGTGGATTAGGTTTATCTCTTTGCTCTTGATATTCTTCGAACATTTCTTGGCTTAGCGTATTAGAATCAATCTCTAATGTTCCAATATTTGCATTCCATTTATTTTTTTTGCTTAAATCTTTTAATCTTTTCTTTATTGTAGTTTCATATAAGTCAATAAACCCTTGCTCTCCCAAAGCTAAATCTTCACCTTCGATTATACCACTTTTGCCCTTTTTCACATCCTCTCTTATTTTAGTGGCCATTTTTTTACCAACTAACCCTTCTAATGATGTTATTTGACCATCTATTGTCGTTTGCCCAAAAAGAGGTACATTTACATCTACGACTGACTCTTTATTCTTTATTCCATTTATTTTTACAAATACATCGTGCCCTACAACGTCTCCAAATCCATTCTTTCGAAGACGCCTATTTTTCATATAGTGAATTGCATCTACTGTGTTTCGTATTGAGCTTCTGTTTCGCTGAAGCTGTTGTCTTGGCGTAGTCCACGCCATTGCATCAAAGTTATTTTCCGCAGCATATCGAAGCATTCTTTTTAAAGTTAAGCTTACCCAAACATTGTCTTTATAAGGCATATCGTAAGACTTAAAACCATCTACTGTTTTATTAATTTTTGCAGCATTAAGCATTGTTTGGACATAATTTTTTGCTTCTTTTAAAGATGGAAACCCAACATGCCCTTTTGTTTTTCCTTTATCGTTCATTAAATGAGTTTTAAATCTTTTTTCAGGTATTTCATCTAACTCTTCAGTAATATGATAATTTTGATAGCCATTTCTTACTTGATTAGGTCGTAAATCTGGAATGCTAATATTATTTTCTTCTCTATTTTTTATTTCACTGTCTACCCATTTTCTAGCCGCAGGCATAGTCCCTTCTAAATATATACCAATTCCATAAGGCTCTGTTTCTTTATCTGTGCCATCTCGCCATTCAAGTTTTTTTTCTTCATTTGAAAATTGTTTTATATTTATAGCTCCGGATTGTTTTATGTCTTTATCCCAATCAGATTGAATTTCCTCAAGAAATAAAACTCTTTTACCATCTTCAGATATTCTACTATTGTACCTTATGTGCGCTACAGCATTAATATCACTGAAATGATTATTTGAAAAGCGTGCATAGTTTCCTGAATACATTTCTGTTTTACCTCTTATATCCATATCACCTATGGTCAATACTAATTCTTGATAATCTTTATATCTACCGGGCTCTGTTAAATCAGTTATTCCAGACCATCGCCATTTTGGAGATTTACTAGCAGAAGAACTTATAGCGTCTACAACTGCATCTAAATTCTCAAAATCCCTGCCAATAAGACCATCATCTGAATAATATATACCATCTTCATCTTCTTCTACGCCCTCTTCATAAACGTATGGTTCATTTTTATGTAAAGGAATAGCTGCATAATTGCCACTTGTTTCATCTTTATATGACCAAACTAAATCCCCATTATGCGTTTCATATATCCTATGTTCAATGTAAAGACCGTCATTCATAAACTCTTGAAGTTCTTCTTCAATAGTGATTCCACCATATAAGTCCAAAACATCAGTCTTATCAGTAAAATATTTTTTTATAATTTCTTCTGATGTCATCACCTCACCAATTTGTTTTACTGGTCTTTTTTTATAAAAATTATCTTTTATATCAATACTATTAAAATGAATCCAATCAGTTAAATCTTCTTTAGTGACTTTTGATTTATCCTTTCCAAAAAATTTTTCCACTCCTAAGAAAAAATCAATGTCAAGCCACTCGTACTCCGCATTAGGTATTTGTAATTTTTTTTGTAAAAAGTTTTTAACAGCATCTATTTTCATTGATGGAGGGAATTTATCTTCAACTTCTTTTATTGTTTTACTATACCATACTGGTTTAACATATTTCAGTTGAAATGATATATCATCTGTATCTGGGTCAAATGTTCCTAAGTTAAATGCAGACTTAATTTGATTAGGTTTAAACGCAATATAATGAGTGACATCATCTGGCATATCCATATTAAAACGTTGGTCTGCTTTATCGAATATCAACCCATCAAAACCGCCCTCCTCAAACACACGCCTAACGAACTCACCACTTGCTAAATTACCATCCTCATCTGTGATGTATGCAACCTCATCGCTCTTTTTAAATGCGTCAAAAAGCTCTATTGCATTAGGTTCATCAAATGCTAATTCAGCAAACTTTCCTTGTACTGCCGCCCAGTCAATATCATTAAAATCCCTAGAGACATAAGGAATAGATTCATACATCATATACGCATCAGAATCCTCATTTACATCATAGTCTTCTATTTCCTCATTATATGTTTCCATTGGCTCTAAGTACGTTCTGGAGGTAGCTGGGTTTTGCATAGATAAGAAAACAGGCATTACTGCGCCTTCATTCTCTGCAAGTTCATTTCTAATTCTTGTTCTTATAGCAGCATCCACATCATCATCTTGTCCAAAATTCTCATCTCTTTCTGCTAACTGCTCAACTCTTTGAGTAATGTCTGGCCCTGATGGACTACCATAATTATCACTAGCATCTTCAGGATTGGAGGTAAAGTAATAACCCATGCCAGCATCAGATTCTGGGTTTGCTTTATCTAAATTAAATTCTTGTATGTCACTAAGAGTGCCATGATATACGATTACAGGATTACCTTCGCTATCAACTGCTTTGGAGTCTTTAAACCAGCGTTTAAACGCTTCATTCTTTACAACTTCAGTTGGAGCTATCATTTGTTTAGTCTCACCCGGAGGTGCTCTTTCCTGCATATCTCCGTCAAAATCTTGTTGCATACTTTCGTCTACTTGTTGACGTATAAAAGCTGGTGAATCTACTTCTTGACCAGTACCTTTTAGATAATCAAATACACGAGTACCATCAGACATTTCACCCATCTGGCCAATAAAATCCTCAGCAATATCTGGAGGAATATATGTTATAGCAGCTGATTCAGGATTTAATTCACCGTATCCACCATAATGGTAGACCATAGCATCACTAAATAATTCAATATTACCGTTTACTGTATTTTCAAAACGTATTGGTATATTGTTTTCTTCTGCTATTTGTCTAAGGGTTGTTGCCCAATTTTGAATGCGTTCGATAAGCGTTCCTTGATTTTCTCCAAGGTTTTTGAGTCGGTATTCGACAACTTCTTCAAGAATTGTGCTTCTATCCGCTGTTTGGCTGATGGATATACCGCCTTCTGAAGAGTTCGCTCCCTGAACTTGGACTGCATAGATTGCTTCTCCATTTTCGTTTTCTCCTATTTTATCAAATTGTTCTGGCTTATAAGCTGTGTCTTTGAATTTAGATTCAGGCCATATTTCCACTGTAGACTCGCCCTCTACCATAGATACTTGTAAATCGTTTGCAGCATCCTCTGTTATTTCTTGAGCCGCAAATTGTACTGTATTTGACGCTTTCTCTGCTGACTTAAACCCTACCCCACCTGTTACTGCTCCTGTAGTACCACCTACAGCTTTAGCTCCTACAGCTACTTCGTAGTATCTACGAACTGCTTCATCTAATTTTATATCTGCACCAAGCCCGTAAACTTCGCCAGCCATGTTTACGCTTTCTTGAGCAATCTCCTCAAACATCTCAGTCACGCCTTGACCTAGTGCTTCTTTTTTAATATTCTTATATAAACCTCTATCAACAATTTCTCTTATAATTCTAGTTTGAGTTGTTTTACTCATTAAGCCTAAAGCTTTTAATGCCCTAGTACCGGGTATAATTCCTATTGCAGCATTTATTGTTCCTACTAACACAGCTGCATTTGTGGCTTCTTGTGGGGTAAGACCCATCTCCATCGCTGTGTCAATCATTCCACCATACTCCATACCAAAGGTTGTAGTAAGTAAGACTGGAATCGCTGCTGCTGGGCCTCCTACAGCTCCAGCAGCTAACGTAGGTACCATAACTTCAATTAAGCTAGGGACTGCATCACCTACAGCGGTAGCGATAACTCTAGGGTGCCAATAAGGTAAATCTGCAATTTCTTTTGGTCTGAGGAGTTCTGGGTTTTCTTTTAGTTGTAATTGTAATTTTGTGTATTTATCTATACCCCAATTATATAAAGGGCTTTTAGCAGTCATCTCTGCTGCTTTTTTAGTAGAGATAGCAGGTTTTGTAAAGCCATAACCTGCTCTAGCACTAAATACTCTTTGTTCTTCCCTAGGCTTAGTAGTACCTAATCCTATTGCAGCTGGAGCAATAGTTTGCATACCTCCAGTAGCAAATAGCCTTCTAGTGCCACGAGTAAAATCTCGCCATATACTAGATTCTTCTTCTTGTTTTTCAAGTAATTCATCCTCAGTGGGTTCACTAAGGATTTGTTCTACTAAGGATTTCTTTTCTTCCTCTTGGGGAATACTTTCTTTTAGTATCCTTATAACTTCAGGAGATAACTGAGGCATGTGCTTTATAGCCCCTGTATTATATCAATAATTTCTTCTTCTGTATAACCTTTTTTAGCAAGCTCTGCTTTCATTATTTGTGCTTGCAATTCAGGATTGTCTTTTGCTGCTCTATAGTCTTGTCTGTTTATAATTCTTCTTACAGCACTTTTGCGTTTATTTCTTTCAAAAAACCCAACTTCTTTTTTCTTAGGCTTGGTAGCTTCAGATTTTACCTTACTTGAGTCAATGTTTAATTTTTCTAGTTGCCTTTCTATTACTCTGTTCTTGTAAGCTTCTATACTATCTGGCGGTATATTTTCAATTAACGCATCTTCTTCAGGAGTTGTGTCTTCAAAATTATCGCTCTTATTTGCTATTGCTGCAACCTTTTCCTCAAGTTTTTGTTTTTCACTTAGCTTTTTATCTGCTATCTTTTTATTGGCCTTTTCCTCTGCTTCTTTATCTTTTTTAGCTTGTTTTGGGCCAGCTGTTAAATCACTTACCTTATAACCAACAAAACTGGAATCTTGCCTAGTTCCTGTTCCCTCTAGTATTCTTCTGGCTGCTTGATTTTTTAATTTTTTTACAGGGTCAGTTTCATTGTCAGTGCCCATGCGTCTTTTTATCTCGTCCTGTATTAACTGTTGAAATATGTTTTGGGCCATTATGTAGTCCTAGATAGATTCAATAAAATTTCTAATGGCCATTCTTTTAAATCGTCACCATACTTCTTAAAATAAAAATTACGCTGCGCAATAGGAATAGCAGATTCAGCCATAGCATCCATTAAACTTGTGTTCGCAGTACGCCTAGATAAAGCATCTTGATAATCTCTATCTGTATCTTTGAAGCCAATTTCACCTAATTTATCTTGAGCATTTATTTTACTTTGCTCATTTTCCATAGCAATTCTTCTAGCTTGCTGTGCTATAGTACGCATTCTTTCAGCCTCTATACGTCCTCTAGTTTGCGTATTTACACCACTACTACTAATACCTTGGCTTTGAAGTTTGCCCTCTGATTTTGTAATAGCGTTGCTTGCAATTTGAGCTGTGGGAGCAGATACCATATTTAACATTTGATTCTGCTGTGAAGGGCTGTAAATACCCTGCGTTGCTCTGTTTTTAAGTATATTCCTGTAAGCTTTTTCTTCGCTTGACTGCTCTCTTTTTACAGGATTTAACCAGTTATATAAAAGTTTACCGCCTTGGTATATTGCTTGGCCATAAGGAACAGCACTCGCTACTACATTCCCTATGTCAAAATTTGGTTTTTTTGGTGTTGTTGCCATTATCGCTCGTTCTTAAATGTCCATTCTTTGCCATTCTCATCTTTTATGATGAGCCAAGCTTCGTCTTCATAAGGTCTATCTGGGCCTATACTAGACTCTTTTACGACCTTAAATTGCACATTGCTTAAATCTAAACCATGTTTAACTTGTTTAACGGGTTCTATATTATCAAATATAGCCTTTTTCACGTTAGATATTTTTGACATACTATTTGTCCTTTCGTATTTATTAATAATCACTTGATTCTATAATTCTCTGTGCAGTACCAAAAACTGAAACCTCACTGCCAATATTATTTGTCCATCTAATCCCTGTCGCAGAACCCCCACCTTTAGCTGTTATAGTGCCATAATTGGATGTACTGCCGCTTTGCCCTATAGTAGTTACCTGCCACTCTGTTAATCCAAGTCTTGAGCATATAGCAACGTTTTGCCAGCTATTCGTACCTTGCCTTATACCTACGGTAACTAAATACATAGTCCCTATAGTATTTTCTATATCTGATGTAGAAACAATCTGTAAATAAGCATTGTTAGCTACTGTTAAATCTTTAGCTTTGTATGTAAAGTTCTTAACAAGATTGTCAGTATTTATTGCTTCAAATTTTACATGGTTTCCAGCCGCTGCATTACCTTCGGCAACATCAATGTCTGTAGCAATTTGGCCACTAGGTCTATATAAAGTATCTAATTGACACTTACCATGAATATGAGTTCTAAAATTAGAATTATGCCCTGTAAGCTCACCAGAAGTAACCCCAATATTAACTCCTCCAGTAGAGTGCATGTGTATTGCAGTTGGCTGACTGCTTGAATTGTCAGCAGTTCTAATCTTTACTCCATTACTGCTCTTTATATCTACACCGTATCCATTACCTTTAGCGTTAGTATTTTTCTGCTCTATAAAAATATTGTTATGCTTTGAAGCTGTATTGCCAGCATCGGCTAGTATATGCACTCCATTTGCAGCATAATTAGAAGCGTCTGTACCACCTGACTCAGTTGTTTTGTTATAAGATTCTACCAAAACACCTCCGTATTTTGTAAAATCAGACTTGCCTCCGATTGCCTTTACATTTTTAGGAGCATCTGTAGCTCCCTGAGCTTGCAAAGTTATTTCTGCCTCTGGCGTTACTTGTACGTTATTTGAACCAGATACATCTAAAACACCGTCAGTAGTATCAACAGTTGTTTTATCTAATGTTGTGTGTCCATTTACATCTAAATCGTTTACATTTGTTATATTATTATTACCATGAGATTGATTACCTGTAAAAGCGTTTCTACCGTCTGAATAAATTAAATTATCGTCTGCAAATGACTTAGGGTCGCTTACTGTTGGTGCTTGATTAAATTGATGTGAGTACCAAGTTCCGTTATATTTGACAAAATAAAACAATCCTTTACCATCTACCCACCTAATCGTCTCTTGTCCATCGTGGCCCTCATTAGCCGAAGGGTAACCTTTGCTAATCGTATTAAGCTTCTTCCTGCTTTGATTTATTTTGCGCTGAGTTACACGCTGCTCTCTACTCATATTCTACTTCAATCTTAGATATTTCTACATCACGAGAAGAGGCAGCGCCTGATGATATTTCAAATTGAATGAACTTTGCTCTACAGCCGATTCTAAATGTAGTTATCTGGCCATCTGTTTCATTATCATCATCTGAAAAATCTAATGTTTTAAATACGCTAGAACTTTTGTCAACATATACTTTTAATTTTGCATCTATAGAACTATGAATACCCTTATGAGTTACATTAATTTTTCTTACCTTAGATGTTTTACTGGCTTTGTTTATTTGAATATGATTTGTTTTATAAGCAAAATGTCTGTTCTCGTTCCCATTTACATCATGTATTTTTATTAATTTTGATGATTTAGTTAAGTTATTTTCATAGTCATTTGTAAGAATATATGTTTCCAAATTTTCATCATTAACAATGTTGTTTAAACCACTTGCTAATAGCAAATTAGAATCATCGCTATACACATGTTTACCCCATATAGTTCTTTCTCCAAATTGAAATGTAGGTATGTGCATATTATATATATTTTCATTAGCATCTACACCGATGCGACACAACAGTGTTTCATTTTTATAATCTATTTCAAACTTAGAAAGGGCTAATCTTGCTATAGCCTCACTTTCAATAACATCTAAAATATTGTTTCCTATAGGCATTACATTAAAATTTGGCATTAAAGCGTAGATATTCTTTTTACTCATAAAATATGCTATACCATTGTGCTGCACAATAGACTCAGGAGCTATACAACCAATATTAGGAGAGGTTTCAGATAAACTCCAACCTGATGGGTCTAAACTTGGTACATCTAATCTAAATATGCCTCGCTCACTAAACACAACTAAGTCGCCATTAAAATTAATTACACCAGTAATTTCACCACCTTGAGGGTCATCTATAGAGATAAAGTTGTCTAAAGGTATAACATCTGGTTGATTCATTTCACTATACATTAACCAGTTGTTATAGACCTCTGCTGCATCATCGGGGTCGGTAATCACATTACCTACAAATAAACGACCATTTAACTCAGCACCGTACTTATAATTTACCTTAGCAGACTTTACTCCATCTAAGTGATGTGGTGCTCCATCTAAATATCCTTTGTCGTACATATAGATATACACATTATTACTTGAAATCTCATATCTATACCCATCGCTTATGTCTATATCTACATTAGAACTATATGAGCCAAAATCTTGATTTAACCTAAAAGCTTTAGCGTTATTTTGCTCTATAATAGCGTTATTACCCGATGAGTCATACGCAACCCAGTTCGTGTATTTATTTGAGCTATAATCACCATCTGGGTCTACTATGACATCTCTACCAGCGTATGCTCTATTTTTAGTCCCACTACTTGATGGGTTAGCATTACCAGAAGTTGTAATAGTCCATGGCCTATCCCATGCACTGTTATCTATGCCTTCAGCAATAGCGGTACCAGAAAGTGGTGTAAGGACTAAATATTCATTATGTTTGCTAGTTATTTGATATGGACTTGTAACACCCGGTGTCGTAGCGTATTCACCTGAGCCACCAGTCCATCCGAAGAAAAAATGAGTATAACTGTTATATTCACTCTGAGTAAAATCTTCTCCGGGTATATAAACAATTTGTCCAATATTAGCAGCATCTAAATCAGCCCTATCACTATGTGTACTCTTTGTTTTTAGTGGTATAGCTTTTACAAAGTAATATGATGGTTCAACATTTATAGATGTTGAGAACGCACGATAAAGATTAATGCTGGTAATACGCTTATTAAAATTATTTGTATCTATATCTAATCTTATCTCAAATGCTTTATCGGCTTGCGTAGTCTTTAAATATGCGTGACTTTCGCCAAATAATGCTTCTTGCACTCCATCAAAAACAGGCACAGCTTTATAATAATGATGGCCTATGGCCATAGCTCCTGTACCCGCAGTTGTTTTTACATAATTATACTTCCATGTTAATGGATATTCTAATGCTGCATTTCCTGCTATATACCCAGCAGTAGGGTCATACTCCCCAAAAAAATATTCATTGTCAATATATTGAATGATTTTAACCTTGGTGTCAGCAAGAATTGCCCTAAAAGCTTCTCTATTTATTATCGCTCTTATTATATCGCTGTTAAAATCAGCTACACTGGTGAAAGTATTATTTACATTCCATAAAAGAACATCATCTCCGGTAGCAAATTTGTCAGTTACTATCCAGACACTTGCATTACTATTTGTCCATCTCCACAAATCGTATATAGCAACAGATGTTGTTGTTTTATATTCAGGGCGTAATGCCTTACGGGTCTCTAGTATTCCCGATTTTCTTATATTAAAATTTTTATATTCAGATAGTTGGCCACTATCCTCTGGGTCGTCAAAAGTGTTAAGACCTTGACGAAAATCCTTTATCTCTATTATTGCCATTATATAACATTATTTCGACTAATTACGTCCCTAACCACATAAGGGCCAGAGTCGTCTCTGTTAATAAAGGATGCACTAGCCTTATCAATGTTGTTAAGGTAAAGCTGTAAGTAGACTGAAGCACGATTTTCATCCTCCTCATCTAAGTATAATTTATATTTAGCATAATCAACTAAACTTAATCTAAACTTGTTTGGTATCTCTGGTTCTGTGCCATGACCAGCAACATCAGCCTGACTGCCATTTACCCTAGCATGTGTTATATCGTCAACAAAAATTTTCTCATCATTTGCAAAAGAACCGCCTGTAACGTCTTTTAACGTAAGAGTACCAGTACCAGCTATGTTGTCAAATTCATTTTTTACAATAGTAGCTGTAACACTTGCGCCATTATTTATCTCTAAACCACTTTGTAAAAGACGTTGTTTTTGCGAGCCTGTAGATTGAGTATCGTAGTTTACTTTTTTATATGCCCCAGCACTATCTAAAGCCTCCGGTATGTAACTATACCATATACCTACATAAGCACCAGAACTAGGAGCTTCTACAAAATATATCTCATTACCATGGGTAAAATAACAATTTACATGACCTTTATTTAAAGAGGTACCGTCTGTGTAGTATTCATTTATATCGTAAGGTTGAATCGGTTTAATTATTTCTCCATCCCAACTAACTCTTTTGATACGTATTAAATCGTTTGGTAATTCAAACTTGCCATTGTTTCCTGTAGAAACAAAAAACCATATTACTTTTTCTAAACACTGTGTACGTTCTACAAAATCAATTTCAGCTTCTTTTAAATATTCAACTACATTTGTAGTAGAATCATTGAAGCTGCGTTTTACTTTGTTTTGTAAGTCTGTCCAAGTGTATGCCATAGTATCCTAATTGATAGAGGGGGCACAAGGCCCCCAACTATCAGGTTAAAGGTTAAAGATTAATAACTAGCTGCTAGACCTTTTACACGACCCAACATCCTTGGAGCACTGCAAGTTAATGCACCTAACCAAAGGATTTGACCCCATGCTGCATCGTAGTTTTCTGGCTTTTTAAAACCAGTGAACGTAAAGTTCCTCTTACGATGGTGTCTGAATTGAACGTAATTCTCATTCAAGAAGAACATTTCTCCATCAGGACACTGATGGTCAACAACTACAGGAATACCACGATACTCAAGAGTTTGGAATCCAGCATCAGCAATATCGCTATTAACAAAACGTTTGTTTGGATTCAAGGTTGCTTCATAAGCATCAAACAACACTTGAGTAGTAACAATAAGCGTAGGTCTATCAGCTCCATAAGAAAGAGAACCAACTGCATCACGCATAATGTTAGGTAAGTAGATAGATTCACCAACAGCTGCTCTATCCATTCCAGCAGTATCAGCACCTTGAGCTAAAGCAACAGAGCTAGATGTTGTTATCTGAGCAAAAGATGGCTCAGAACCATCTGAAGCATGGCCAGTATCACTAAACTCTTTAGCATATCCAGCATTCCACCAGTCATAACCACTGGAAGTAGCACGCTCAATACCACCAAGCTTAGTTGCTGCACTACCATCACCAGATTGTGCATATCTCTGGATAATGTGCCCTAGTCCGTTAAAACCAGTTGCAGCAGCATTATTAGAACCATATAATGTAGTTGCATACAAGTCACGAATAGACCTTTCAGCATTCTTCATTTTAGCTTCTAACATATCAAGTACCTTCTCACTACCATCGTTAAGAGCTTCTTCTTTACCAGTGATACGAATGGTTGCATAAGCTTGCACCCAGTCATATTTTGCAGCAGAGAATTTCTCTTTCTCGTTAGTAGTTAGAGCATCAGCTCCAGAGTAGAAACCCATTGATTGGCTTCCACCTGAGCTGTCCATAGACGCATATTCTACAGGCTGTACAACTTCAGTACCACCACCATGAGGGATGGACTTCTTAAGCATACGGTATGTTAAAATATTTGTTTTAAAAATATTGTCAACCAGCTTAGGTATGTACACGTCCTGTGTCATAGCAGACAGATTATCATAATTTAAAGACATTTAAATCTCCTATTTAAACAGTTCGTAGTTATCAAGGACATGTCCCCGGATTTCACGATATTCTTTGTAATCAGGCACTTTTGCCTCTCTTACACCTTTACGAACACCATCCTGTACTGGGACTTCCTTGTTTTGTTTAGCAGATTCAATAGTAGCAATAGCTTTTCTATAAGCACTTTGCTCACCAGCATTAGCTTTATTAATAATATAAGCATCTTCTAATGTTGGTAAGTCACGCTCTAGCATAAGATTTATTACTTCATTGACTGCATCGTCACTACTTTGTAGTTCTGGATACTTCGTAACAAGTTCTTTAATGTCCTTCTCAACTTGCATTTCGGCTTTCATTTGAGCCATCTCGTACTTTAGTTCATCTACTTCCGTACTTTCACGTGGCTCTTGTTCTATTATTTCAGGTTCCGATTCTAGTTCAACAGGTTCATTAAAGAATGGATGTTTATCTGCATCCGCTCCAAGGTAATCACGTATAGCATCTACCAAATCCGAATCATCTTTCAAGGCTTCCCATTTTTTACGCTCGTCAGCAAGGGCTTGAGCTTTCTCCGTATTTGACTTTTGCCATCTATCCCGATTAATTGCTGCGTCTCTCCAACTTTCTACATCTTCAAGCGTATATTCGTTTCCGTCTTCATCAACGAAACCTTGCAATTCGGGTTCGCTACTTTCCTCTTCTTGAGGCTCTTCCGCTGCTGGTTGCTCCTCTATGGGAGTCTCTGCGGTGTCAGCTTCTACTGTAGCTTCGCTGACTTGTTCAGGTTCAGAGTCTGAAACAAATAATGATTCCAGTTGCTCTGTTGTAATTTTTGCGTTATATGTAGGACTATCATAAGCAACATTATCTGCTGCTTCTACACTGACATCCTCTTGTAAATCTTGACTTGTATCTTCTATCATAATTACTCCAGTTGGTCTACCTAGACGCTGTTAGTTAATCACTTTTTCTTTTTTTTAACTTTTTTCTTTAAGGCTTTTTTGTAAGCCTTCATACCCTCAGAGGTATATGGATATTTTTTCCCTTTGTATTTTGGCATTATTAGTAGCCTCTTTTCTTATTCACCTTATCTACATATTTATTATAAGCTTTTTTTAAAGCTCTTGTTGCTAAATCTGTACCTAATCCAGCAACTAATAATTTTCCAGCATCAGATTTTTTATTTTTACCTTTTGCTAACATAGTTGCTTGCACTACTTGTCCAGCACTTAAACCAGCAAGGACAGGCTTGTTAAGATTAACTTTTTTTAATTTTTTCTTTTTAGGAGGTCTTCCTTTTACAGAACCGTACGTCCCTTTACCTTCTGGCATAAATATCCTTATATTGTTTAAACACTGTAAGCAAAGTTCTTAAAGTTATACAATCCATATAAAGATGTTTTTGACAACTATTCCTGCCCAAATGGCTCCATTGCGGCTTGTTGTTGTTGCAAGATGTTCATTATCTCATCTTCATCAGTGCTTGTGCTAAGTATTTCTTCTTGCTTTGCCATTTGAGATGCTTGGTCTCTGTCTGCTTCTTCTTGTAGCTGTTTTTGCTCTCTAAGTTTGTCAAGAATACGTTGCTTACCCGGAAGTTCTATATTTTCTAATACAAACTCTGGGTCTTGTATAATACCAGCTTGTAAGAGTTGTAGAACCTTCTGTTCAATGAACATTTTATTTACCGGTAACATAGAACCAGTCTTACTTCTAACTCTCATTGGTTGGTCTTTAAACATCACGCCTTTATATCCACGCATTTCCATACCAGCATCTGTTGGTACGCTGACAACATGTTCTTCTGTAGATAGATTTTGTATCATTGAAAGCCATTGCGCTCCTAATTGTTGCACAGAAACATCTATTGCTCTACTTTTATACTCTATCTTTGTCGTTGCTGCACGTTGTAATGTTTCCGCCTGCACACCACTGGTAACATTCGGGGCTTCACGCCCTTGTGTTGCTCTATTTACACCGGATACAACTTCAAATATATCATACATCATTTGGTAAAAATTGAACACATATCCCGGCATTGGTGCTGGTGATACTTGTGCTACTGTACCCGGCCCCTTTTTACGAACCACACTACCCGGTTTATTTACCAAACTATCAGTAACTTGTGCTGTTTCATCTACTACCCACATTGGATTAGCCATTAAGTGGATGTTATCAGCAATTTGTGAAGCTACCCTGTCTAATCCTAGATTTAATGATTTTAGTCTTTTAGGTTCTGGCTTCCCATAAAAAGAGTGAGCCGAGCCGCCATTCTTGGCAACAACGAACGGAAAAGGATGCTGTATGTAATGCTGTTTATTTAAGAACGGGTAAGGGCTCGGCCCATCATGTAATAGACAGTCTCCAGCTATAACAGTTAGCCTACTGCCCGGGATTTTAGAAACTTGTGAGTCTGATTTTTCTGCATCTACATAGTCATGCTCACCGCTACGCCACCAACATTCTATCAATAAGACCCTTTCTTCTAAATCCTCAGCTGCTGCACCCTCACTAGAATATCTGCTCGTAGAATTAGTTGTAGGGTCGTTAATAACTACTTTAGTGCTATTATCCTGCCCTATGTCATTTATTCTTAATGCTTCAAAGTTTTCTAAGTTACTATCTGCTTTTACATACTGTGCTTTTTCTGGATACTTGTGTCTTATCTCATGTAGCGGTACTGGAGCAGCATAGATAACCCAATCTGCATTTTCTAATCTTGTTGCGGAAGGATTTACAAAGAAACTAAATGGGTCTACTACTTTACACTCCGGTAGGTCATCTTCACCAAAATAAGTCTTCATTATGCCAGTTCCGTACACTAAAAAGTCCATAATCCATTCAGACATGACATTTTGCATGTCTCTCATTTCCCATAGGTCGTCCATTTGTATCTGCATTGTTTCCGCTATCTTACGGTCTACTTCATCTGTAGAAGATGGTAATACATCTATTTTAGGCGGCCTACTGCTTAAAATCGGTATCATTGTATCTATTGCAGAAGCAATAAGGTCTAATGTCATTTGATTTTGATACTTAGGCATATTACTACCACGCCAGTGCTCACCAGCGTACATTTCTTCGGATTCCCTCCATAGCTTGTTTACATTGCTTCTTGAGCGCTTAGCGATGTCAAACATTGCGTTTATACGCTTTATAAGCTGTTTCTCTTTCGAGGTTTGTTGTTTATCTTTTGATTTATATTCTGCCATAATTAGTTATACATTTCGTTGTTATTTATTCTAAAACCCGGTACACACATTAACGTACCCATTTCCCAAATTTCATCTTCAGCTTCAGCTATTTGCATAGCTATCTGTTCTGCTTCAATCCATTTTATATACTCATCTGAACTGAGCACATCTTTAATTGAAATCCATTCACCCGTATCTTTATTCAGCACTTCTATGCCCTTATTCCCGGCAGATAGAAGTCTGTTGAAGCGAGTCTTTGTAATTCTTTTTCTAGCCATGGGGCTATATCCTTTTTACTTGGTGAGTATAATTGTAAAATCATGTATCTAAGAGCGTCCACAGCATGGTCTTCTGTCTTTGTATCTAAATCTTCTGGTCTATTTTTATCAAATACCATACTTGGTAAGGTTCTTATAAGATTTTCACAATTTTCAAAAATAAATATTTGTGGTTGTTTGGTCGGGTTTTCTTCTTCACCCTCCCAATGTAAATACTCTCTTATAGCTGCCCAACCATTTGGCCTGTTATTATTTGCTTTTACTACCGGGATTCCGGCTTGTGCCATTAAATCTGCTATAGACATGTGAGTTGGTATCATTGAATCCCTTTTTGTGACTCGCACAGGATTTCTAGCCCACATAGAAGGGTCGCCTACTGTTAAATGATAGTTTTCTGCCTCACTACGCTGCTTAATCATACGTATATGGTGCGATAATTCTTTTTCTGCTTCGTAGTGCTCTTTATAGATATATACATTACCATCATAATCAACAGCACCCCATAAACAACAAAATGGAGCTCTATATCCATAGTCAATCGCCCTATATTTATACCAACCTTTTGGTATTTTAAAGGGTTGTACGACATGAACTGCCCTGCGCCACTCTTTAAAGAACTGTCCTACAAAGACATCCCAATCTCCATCACGCCATGCCCGTCTCAGTTCCTCCGGTAAGCCATCCAAATATTGGATATATCCGGGGTCTTTTTTCATCAAAGTGGGATTATCGGTTACTTTAGCGGGAATGAAGATTCTAGTCCTTGTAGTTACTGGGTCTACGTATGTTTTTCCACGTGCTTTGTCTACCCAGCGAGCTTTTACCCAGCCCATTCCGGGCCCACCGGGGTTTGTAGTAGCAAAAATCTGTGGAGTTAAGCCTATTGTTGACCTTGCGGAAGAAACTAACCTTAAATATTGTTCTTCTTGCGGGATTTGCGTCAACTCTTCTATTAATATTTTTTGATATTCGTGTCCTTGATACTTTTCGTAAGCATTTTCGTCTTTTAAGTGGCCAGTTCTAATGATTGCACCCCCGGGAAAACGTATTTCTGAGGGCTGTCCTATGAATTTAGCGTTTAAGGGGCGATAAAATATTTTTGCTCTGTCTATCCAGTCTCTTAAATCTTCGACATTCTTACGAATAACAAGACCTCTGTACATTTCGTTTTGTAAAAATTCTGGTTCTACCATCCATGCAAGACCTGCTTCTGTCTTTCCGCCACCTCTTGAACCTCCGTAGAGGATTTCAAATTCACTGCGACTTAATGCTTCGGTCTGTGGGCCTTCGTGTGGTTGCCAAGCTACATTCATATTTTTACTCGTAGTTTAGACCTAGGGCATGGGAACCCAACAGGTACCCCCCGCTGTCCCTCGGCACACCCCACACCTTATTTATAGCGTGAACAATTTTAATGCAACCGCTCATATTGCTACACATAGCTGACACAATCCTGACTCAATTTTACTCCTCCTCCTCGATAACATCTGCCTTACTAAGACGGGTAGAGACATCAAGCGGCTTTTTGCTAGGCAATACGATAACGCCTAAATTGCTTGAGCCATTATCTATATTGAGTTCAGTGGCCTTTAAGGACGGTATAACCTTATCTATAAGCTTTAATAATACATCTTTATACAGGGGATTATCTTGGCCCTCCTGAATAATGCCAAGGGCTTTATTTATAACCATTTCCCGGTTTTCACCCTCGAGAATCTTAAGCTTTCTTGGTCTACCGCCTCCGGGCACAACAGAACCGGGCATAAATTGCCCCTTAGCGTTCCTAATGGGCCCAGCCTGAGCGGTTTTAGGGCCTTTTTTAGCGGTTTTTACTGGTTCACTATTTAACATGTTTAAACACTCTATTAATTGATGAAAAATACTATACTATATACCTGTATAAAATAATCATTTGACAACAAGTTTAACAAATAAACTAAAATAACTATTGACAACAATATATATTAATTTATAATATTGCACAACGCTGAACAATTCAGCACATTAAAGAAAGGACAATTATGAGACAATTTAAAACTAGGGAACAATATTTAGTAGCAATGGCCAAAGAAATAAACGAAGTATTCTTCAAGCCAGCTGGTTACCCAGTAGACTTGAGCAAAGTCAAAGTATCATGCGGCTTTACAACTCAAGGCGGAAAAAGAAATGCTGCTATCGGTCAATGCTTTAACGATAAAACAAACGGATTCAATGAAATATTCATCCATCCAGTTTTAGCCGATGAAAGTCGGGTAGGTGATGTTTTAGCTCATGAAATGATACACGCTTATGATAATTGTAAACATGGCCACAGGGGCCCATTTAGACGTATTGCCAAAGCTATTGGCCTTACTGGTAAAATGACAGCTACTATAGCAAGTGATGAAATGAATATTAAACTAGCTAAGATACAAAAGAAATTAGGTAAGTATCCTCATGAAGCTTTGGACTATAAGCCAAGGAAAAAACAAGGCACAAGAATGCTTAAAGTTGAGTGCCCTGACTGTGGAAGCGGCCATAATGAATACGAAGAAAAATACTTTGTTAGGTTGTCAAGAACTATGCTTGCAAAGGGAGCCCCAATTTGTGGCCAGTGTTGTGAGTCATATATGTGGGAAGTATAAATAATAACACGTTTAAACGGGCTAGTCTTTATGGCTGGCCCAAAGGAATTTTATGAAAAACTTAAATAAAATTAAAATGTTACGGGGTACTGACTGGATAAGACACGCTTGTTCACCTCATGGCGGTTCATATTATAAGATAATTAATGACATAAGGTTTGATATACATCAGGTAGCTGAGTACACCTCAAGAAAAAATAATCATTATAAAAAATGTTATAGAGTAATAGCACAAATAGAAAACGGATATTTAGGCCAAAGAAGAAGATTTAAAGATGCTATGGCCCTAGCTGAAGAAACAGCCCAAAGATTTTTAATAACAAGATAAGGACAAACAAAACCATGGAATATAAAATAAACATATTAGACCATAAAAAAGTAGAAAACGAACTCATGTTCAGATTAGAACAGTTCAATTACAGAGTAGAGCTTGCGGCTGCTGCTATGCCTATTATTGAAAGATACCAAGGCAAGAAAGTAACAAAGCATATCACAACCGCACTGGATAAAGAACTTTCCAAGATATTGCCTG